CCCGGCAAGGTTGCTCAGCAGCCCATTCAAGTGCTCGGCGATGGTTAGCATTAGCTCCACCGTCGCCCTCATCAATTAGAAGATGGGCACTGATGCTTAAAGCCAACGCCTCAGCCTGTTTCCGTCGGGCGTGATGGCCTACAACGCATAACTTAAACTCTTCAGCCACCAGCGAATCTCCAATAAAAAAGCCGCACGATGGCGGCTACTGTCTGAATATCAGGGTGTTGCTTCTCATTAACCCTGGTTAAGGTAAGCATTCAGCCCGTCAGTGGTGGGACACTGGCGCACTCAGCACAGAGGGATGGCTGTTGACCTCTGTATAAGGAAATGTATGGATAGCAAAGAGCTTTTTGACAGAATTTTCACTCTCGAGTTACAGGTTGGATTTCTCATCCCTAAAATGATCAGAGCCATGGATAAATTGAGTGTGAATAATGGCGTTTCCACTTATCTGATCGCTGAAATGGAAAATCTCGTAAAAGAGCTTCCTAACTCCGCAGCCTCTCATGATGAGAGATTTCTCAATGCCGCCATGGACGCTCTGGCAACGGTGAAGCGCTCTTTAGACCAGCCGCCCAGTCAAGAATAGATTCTTTTAATCGGTCTAACATAAGCGTCTCATTTTTGTCGGGGGCGCTTTTCTTTACCAGCTTAACCACGTTTTCTTCGTTAGACATGCAAACTTCTCCTTATTTATGTTTAAACCAGGCGTACTCCTTACCGATACCTTCAGACTTAAACACTGTGTGAATGCGCGGCCCAGTAACGATGCGATCGCCAAACGACTTAGCTACGATGCCAAAGGCCATCATGTCACCCACCGCGGCGCCAGCCTGTTCTTTCTTCCAGAAACGATAACTCTCAATCCGGTAGTAAAGACGGATGATGCCCTGAGCAAACGCCATTACATCAGCGCGGGTACCACCAAGCAGACCAGCATTAAGCATCACATCGTTGCGGTGCGCTTTGATGAATTCCTGATAGATTCGCTCAGGATGATTCTGCTTTGCCCAGGCGTCGGCGTATGTCTTCGGTTCTGAACCGACATAAACATTACCGCTCTGCATTTCTTCCCACGGTGCGCGAAGCATTTCGACATCGGTCCCATCAGTACACCAGACGAAACGGTATTCCCCCACGAAAACGTCCCCTTTCTTGTTGGCATAACCGTTGTGAGACACATAGATCGCTGGTGACCCAGACATCCCAGGGAAAGCAGAAATATCAACGACAATAACTTTCTTACCATCAAAATCGTACTCTGGCTCGCTTGCTAAGCTACCTGTTTTCCAAATGGGGAGATTGTTTACAGAATCTCTGTATCCATGTGGATAACCAATCATAACTACAGGAAAAGATGGATGTAATGAAACGTCATTTAAAGTAGTTTCTTTGCTGATATAAGCGAAGTCAGCATTTTCCAAAAGTTTAGATGGGAGAGGAATTAAAACAATATCCGCTTCACCATCAGTTGGGTGTTCGAGCCAATTATTGGAATTAGAGATAAATAACGGGATGTGTTGATCGTATGCCTTCCCCTCTTTGTCTCTTAACTGTATTACGATCTCATCACCGTGTACGGCTTTTGAAGCTTTATCTGATGGACTAATACCTGTAATGACATGGTAATTTGTTGCCAAAAAGATAAAGCCTTTTTCATTTTTGTAAAAGAAACCTGTCCCGATTGATACAGGTTTACCCCTGAGTCTGAGGTTAACCAATGTTGTAATCAGCGATAAGCCATGAACGTTCTGCATTTACAAATGCTCCTCACCATCATGTAGGACTCAATGGGATTAGCATATCAATTTTGAAGCTTTGTTCACACAGACCTACCAAGATCTTGAGGAGTCTCCCATTTTATCCTGCCATTACTATCAGCCAAAAGTTTCTCGTACAGAGTTGGCTGGCAATTTTTTCGAGATTCAATAATCTCAGCAAACGCAGCAACAATAATTTGCTTGCTTATTATTAAATCCTCTTCTTTTTCGAGAGAAGCAATGCCGAGATTGAATACCATCCTCACTGTTTCGTTAGATAACACGTTCATTAAAATCCCCATCGATACTAAAAATTCTACTTCGCTACATAGCTTTCATTCGTAAGGCAGTTTGCCTTCGATAATTTGTTATGAGCCAGGATGTCTTTCTTCGTCTGGCGGTCCATAACGTCAATGTCGTGTTCAGTCAGGTAGATTGGCTTTACCCAGTCACAGGCGGTATCAACCACCACCGGGACGCTTCCACGTGTCACGCAGCTCGCGATCAACATCGTCATCAGGCATGTGGTTAACAGTCTGCTGTACATTACTAGCCTCTTTCGTTGTCTCTACCCGGCGTTCTGCTGCTGCGACCGTGGCCGCTGCGTTATCTTCGGTGCGCTGCTGGTCTGCTTTCGCTTCCGCTTTGCTGGTGCCGCGTGAATGACCAATGCCAAAAGCACCAGCGATGGCAGCCATGACCAGTGCAGCAATGCCAATGATTGTTTCAAGACCCATCTCAACCTCACACCAGTACGGTTTTTGCTTTTCCGAAACGAGCACGGCGATCTTCCAGGCCGTTCGTTCCGCCGTTGATAATCTTCGTCACCTGCAGTACGTCGCCGGAATACTTCAGGCATCCCTTAGTGGCGAAGAACCACGCCGCGCTTCTGGCTGCATAAACGTCCTCGGCCAATAGCTCAGGCTGCTTAACCAGATCAACCTTCAGGCCGTTCCCACAATCACGGTAGTTATTGAGGCCGGTAATCTGGATAAGTCCACGCCCACGGTATAACCAGCCGTCCCCGGGTGCGTTGTTACCCATGCGCTTGCTGTATACCAGGTTAGCAATGGCTCGCTGGCGCTCAATCGGTAATGTTCGTTCCTCAGGACGGCGGCCAAGCGCATTTGCCTGGTCTGCTGTGAGACGTCCTGCACGGATGAAGTTAACAAGTGCTGCAATGCGGTAGTTGAAGCTTTCCACGAGCAGAGTGAAGCCAGCTGATTCATGCCCTGCCTGAGCAATGAACATCGCCTGGTTTACCGGATTGGTGATGCCGAACTCTTTCATTGCATCACTCACTGGCTGAAACCAGCGCGCAGCTAATTCGGCGCTTAGCCCAGCCGCCTTTTGAAATTGTGATTGGTTCATTAGTGCCTCAGTACATCAACCAGGCGCGCTACGTTTCCCCGAGCCCAGAGAACGGCGGCGCATATCAGGACGTTCACCAGCACCACAAACCAATGTGATTCATGGTACAGGCCGAACAGGTAACGGAAAGGGACGCTGGCGTATACCAGCACCGTGAAATAAGCCATCAGCGATATCAGAGGGCGATGTCTCGCCCCGCCGCGCTGGTAGAACATCAGTGCAATAACGATAACAGCAGAGATAATTGCGTTTGCCATCGCACTCGGATCACTTGTTACCATTGCTGGCCCCTCCACCACGTAAACGCGAGAGAATTCCAAACAGGCTACCCAAATCCTGACTGTTGACGAACGTCAGCAGCTTAATAGCAATAGCGGCTACGATTACCGCGCCCAGCGCATCAAGTGGCCTGTCGCTGTACCCCGTCCATTTGGAGAAGTAAGAGCCGAGCAGTGGCGCGCCGATAACGCCGAAGATGAATGAGGTGATGAAGTAGCCCACCAGCTTAAGGCGGCTGATATTAACCGCCGTAGCGACGTAGAACACCGCACCAGCGAATGCGCCAAACACCACACCGTAATCTATGCCGGTTGCCAGGCCGAACATGCTGGCCCCCATCAGACCACCAGCCGCTACTGTCGTGCCAGAAAAAGGATCGGACATCTAGTCCCCCTCTTATTGCCGTGAATCCTCTCAGTGATGAGGGGAATAAAAAAAGCCCGCTTTTGAAGGCGGGCTAATGAGTGACTATTAGTAAGTAAGGTAGGTAGTCGTGAGTCTTGCTAACTGACCTGAGTGAGACAGTATCGGGCTGGTTCACAACGGTTCAGGAGAACCATCAGGCAATTACCTTCAACACACATTTCAAGCGTAGCAGCAGTTTGCAAATTCATAAAAAAAGGCCTGCTTTTTACGGCAGGCTCTCAAGGAATTTGAAACTGTATTGTTGTTGTCATGGTGCCGGGTGCCTCCCGGTGACTCTCCCCCAGTCAGCAAAGCCGCGCGCATATCTGCAAATAGCAGTTGACTGGAACGCCCTTTCGCTGAGAAAGGATTCACTACAAAAATAAGTTACGACGAATCAATTCGAGCGGTAATGCATCATCGCCGTGTGTACTCTCAGAGTTGAAGGGATAAGAAAACTAGGGTCGCCGGCTCTTTTGTGAAAAGATGGGAAAGATGTATCTTCCGGATCTTGAAAATGAAACCTCAGGCAAACGTCATGGCTTAAGCATTTGATTTACTTAGCATATTCGCTTACAGCATCCTTCTGGACTACCTATTGGTCGGTTCAAAAAACGGACTTTTAATGTGTTAAGTTCGCATCTAAGTAACAACGCTTATCACATTACATGAAGAATTGCGTACGCGTTAATTTTTTTCTATAGCATTTAATGCTAGATTTGCTTATAGGATGGATAATATGGAACACATGAGGTAAAGTACTGTACAAATAAACAGTGCAGAAGGATGTCCTGATGAACAAGTTAGCACGCTTATTATTGACCGCCAGTTCTATTGCACCGGTTTGCGCCACACTTTTCTTTATCGGATACGTAAAAGATTCAATATGGCTAATGCAATATAGCTTATGTGTTGGAATTTTAAGCTGGTTACTTGCAATTGGACTCATAAAATATGCAGAAAATAGGCTTGAACTTCTGACAAAGAATATCAGCTCAGTTTCCCCTGCGAACAAAGAAGTGACAAATTATTTCTTAAGTTACCTGTTTCCTCTTTTAGGAACCGACTCAATAGCAGAAAATAAGGCATACGCTCTATTCTTCTATTTATCATTATTGTTTTACATCAGTTTTTCAGAGAACTATAACTTTAACCCAGTTCTTTCTTTAATTGGTTATAAATTCTACGAAGCAGAAGATGATACCGGCGTTGGGTTTGTTCTAATCTCAAAATCAGTAATCACAGACATTAAAGATATACCATTTACAGTTGTTCAATTAACAGACTACACTTTTCTACATATTAAAGGATAAAAAGCCATGGCACTTTTTGCAGTAATGGATAACACAATAGCAACGAGGATTGTTAGAGTTGAGCTAGATAGAACAGCCAGCTCATCTGTTACAGCTATTTTCCAACAGCAATGCCAACATTTTGAAAGCCATCACAATAATAAAATCCCATTTTATGCTGGATACACCCCAAAATATGATGAGTGCTTTGAAATTCAGAATTTCACAGATTCGGCTAGTTTAGTAGACGCGGTTAGAAGACCGACAGCCATACCAATTTGGGACCCCAACCAAATTGCTATAGATAACATCAAAGCTTTGTTTGTTGGAGTAGTTAATCAAGCTAACTCGAACGTTATAGCACTTCAGCCTTTCAATAAAAAACAGATTTTAGATACATCAAAATCATTTTTCGGTAAATTTGTCGCAAGTAAAACTACATTTAGTAAAGCTGATAGCATTGGCTTTAATGTTGATGATAAACTTGTAGCTGTAATTGACAACAACACTATACACTTCAAAAGTTTTTTCAAACTTAGAAGCATTTTTGATATGACATCTTATTTTTCAGCAGCAACGGACCAAGAACTAACTACATTCAGTCAACTAAGTGTTTTTTCAACACCTCCTGGTTTCGATCTAAAAATAATCGCAGATACTGTTATTAGAAACAAAGTTACCTTAATAAATCAATCAGGAATGTTAACTGCCCAAAACCTATCCTTATTTAAGGTTGAAGCTGCAAAAGTCAACTTTCCTTTACAGACAAATGTAATAAATGGTGTTGAAAAAATCATCATGCCATCTTCTAAGAAAGAAATTAAAGCCTTACTTGATTTTATCGAAGAAGATATATGGGTTTCAGGAATAAGTGGAAGACGCTTTAAGTCAAGCTCAAAGCGTCCAATATAATCATGTGAAGCATGGAACGAAGTTAGTTAAACAAGGGTGCAAACGATGCCTTCTATAAAACCAAATGCTGTTTGCAACTCTTTTCTTATCGTTCCATCCGAACACTTACGCTTTTTTGCTATTGCGCGCAGCGAAATACCAATCACGAAGTGAGCTATGATCAGCTCATATTCTTCCGGCTTATATTTTTTCAGACGTGCGACACAGCCATCAATCATAATCCCTTCATCGTCATCACATTGCAGGCGTGACTTTTTACCGTACGGCACTAAACCTTTAAAACCAGCAGCTATTGGTTGCCAGTCGACTCCACTGCTATCAGCAGCCGCCCAGGCTCCCCAGCGGTCCATTACTTCATACATATCAAGCATTTTTTCTCCACTTTTCATGCTAATACGCCGATTGCCAGCGCACGATCTAAAAACCGAAACAGCAGCGTTAACTGGTCGCCGTATTTCGCTTCAAATGCCACAGGATCAGCGTGTAACTCGTCGTGATGCGCTCTGCACAGCGGTATCACAAAAAGGTCATGCGCCTTAGTACCCATTCCACCCTGCCCGTGGCCTATCAGGTGGTGGGGGTCGTCTGCCTGCTTGTTACAGCAGACGCAAAGCTGGGACTTTACCCAGCGTGTCCAGTTCTCATTAACCCAGCGGCGGCGCTTTGGCCTAAGCATGAAAGATTCCGGTGACTCAGGGTCTACCTTAACGGAGACAACCTTCTTCACCTTCTCCTGGAGGATTTCAGTCGCCGGTAACGAAGGAACAATGTCGCTTTCCCGCATTACGGAACTGTGCGAGTCAGGCTTAATCCTGAGGGCTTTGCTCGCCACTGATTCAGGAATAAGGTCAGCCAGATCGTTGCGTACCATCCACCAGCAGAACTCCGGAAGCGTCAGGGTGTGGTCTTCGCTGAATCCCAGCATAATATTCACCCTTTCGAGTAACCATTTTACCAGGTTCTGCATGGCAATTCCTGCCAGTCTTTCAGTGGTTTGTTCACGCAACTGGTTATCACAGCCCCAACAAAGGCGAATGCTTCCGGGGGGGTGACGCATCACCGTAAAGTCCTTTGAGTGCCATTCATTGTGGGGCCACTGACATTCGAATTTACGCTCAAGCCAGGCATCAAGACTGCTAAGACCGCCAGCACGCTGAATAACCCTCTCGTTCAGGAAAAGCTCCTGCATACTGACATCATCTGTCAGTGGCTGATGTGCCTCTGGAATAAGACCTGATGGCAAATGCTGGATTGCTTCTGATGGCGTCTCAATAACAACCCTTCCCTGACGAAACAGCCAGAGCAGTTCATTGCCAGGGCGGAACAGAACCACCCCGGACATTGGTGCAACTTCAGGTGTCAGTAATGCTCTCACTGTTACCTCAGGCTACGATGTCGATTATTTTAAGAAGCTCCGCAAACTTCGACTCAAAGAAATGAGGCTGAGTTTCTCGCGGGTTCGCAGGACTGGTGATGTTCTTGCCATACATGCAGCCTTTGGCAGTAAGTGACCAGAACTTTTTAACACCATTCACTCCAGACCGACTGTTTCGCTCTTTTTGTTCCACAATCCCAAAGCGGGACATCATGTGATAAACCTGATTGGCGGTGATGCGGATGTTTTTTGCTTTAAGCAAAGCGCTGAGTGATTGTGTGGGACGGCTGGACCCATCCTGCGCACCGGCAGGTGCATCGATCGCGTAATGCGGCATCAGATCTGGAAGACCCGCTACCTGCTGGAGTTTTTGATAAGCACCGAGTCTTGAAGAGTTTGAGAGGTTCAGCATTTTCGCCGCCGATTCAAGCAGGATCACGCCAGCCTGAATTTTGTCGGATGTCGGCGCATTGGATGCAGGGTTCTGTACGGCATCGAACGTTCTGATGACTTTGAGGTTAAATTTCGGGCTGATCCACATTGCATAGGAATAAACCAACTCCTTGCAGACGAATGTCCCCTGGTTAACACCACCAGTAAGGGTGACCAACGGGGCCGCTCCTGTAATTCCAGGAGCGCTCGAAATTTCAGCGATGAGTTCTTGCGTTTGGGTAAGACAGGACCAGTTGGAAGGCTGGTGACGTTTTTCACCTCCCGCCGCACGATGCAAATCATTCAGGCAGTAACGACCATCAAAATCACGGCGTACGGAAACGCCATCAATTACGAATAACTGATTCATATGTTTCTCCACTTGTTGTAGTGCGAGCGGGTCTGCACTCCCGCTTCGCTGACACTTTTTAATCTAACACTCATGCGCGTACCAATGCATTGCTATTTTGCCTACCATTTTCGACATAGCTGGCGATCGTTATTTCAACCTTCCCGCCAGGTACCTGCGGTGCCCACTCCACCAGCATTCGTTTAACCTGACTGTCATCCTCCCAGATGCCTGCATGTGTCAGTGCATCAAAAAGCGCCTTGTTGTAATTGTCGATATCGCGGCGGCGGGCATCTGGTGGATAGAGAATGATCTCAACCGCCGCTGGCGCTGTGGTTGGTTTAGGCAGGCGGCGTAATTGTTCAATAATCGCAGCGCAAGCAGCGCTCTGATATTTGCGGCCAGCAGCACTGATGAGATGGCGTCCTGCCAACGGCCCCTTATTGGGGGCTCGCCAGTAGGTGTTTACGCTCGGTGGGAACGGGAGAACTAGTTTCATCATGACTCCACTCCATAGCGCCCGTTCAGGCGTCCGATTACGCTGTTGAACATCACCAGGCTTACGCCCATCGGTTTAACCTTCTCGTGGTACTCCTTCAGGATCGGAGGTACAGCCTTGTTCCAGCTTGGCTTAGGCTTTTTCTTCAGGGCTTTCTTAATGGCATCTGAGCATTGACGGGCAACGTCACGTACAGCGTTCTCCTGCTCTGTGGATAGTTTTTTCATGCAGCACGCTCCTGAGGTTTGCCCATTGGAACGGCTACTGCCGGGATAAGCTCAACGGCCGGTGATACTGACTGATTTCCCCAGTGGTCCCATCCAGGCGCACCGCAACGGCTGAACAGTTCTATGCGCGGAACATCACCGTAAAGCTTCTCCAGTGCTGCAGCAATCTCTTTGTTCGTCAGTCCAGGGTTATTGGCCACGAATAACTGAATTGTTTTCAGAAAGCTCATTGAGTACCTCCGGAAACACGGAAACCTGAGTTGGCTGGAACGCTGTAATCAACGTTCTGGAAGTTGGCCTTAAAGTTTGGGTCAGCGCTACCGCCGAGTTGCCAACGCCCTTTGACACACGCAGGCCTTCCGCGCTTTTGCCATTTCTGAGCCTTGTCAAAATACTCAACGCAATTTTCTGGACCAAAGAGAGTGCTCGGGCGAAGGTAATCATCCATTTTTGGATCATCAGCCCATTTTGCTGTGAGATAGTCCACCACCAGCATCAGGTCTTCAGCGCTGTAGTTTTCTGACAGTCTCCCCCTTATGTATCCCAAAACGGTTTTATTGCGCCCGCCCTTCCCGTATGACGATCCAGTAACCTCGTTGAAATGGGATAAGACACGAATTGCCGGATCGATGTCGTCTGGTTGCGGCGCAACCGGACAAATAGGTTTTTTAATATCTGTAGTATTCTCTGTTGTATTCTCTGTAAGAACATCAGTGCAATTTGACCTGATGAGAGCGGTTCGTTTTGACCCGATGGAGCGTTCCACTTTGACCTCTTCCATCGGTTCATTTTGACCTGATGGAAGAGTGCATTTTGAACTCTTCGATTTGGTCACTTTGACCTCATCTAAAAGCTCGCTTTCGTAGTTGATCGTGTAGTAGTTCGTCATGTCGCGCTGAGACTTATTCAGCTGCTCAACTTTGAGCACGCCCAGCTGCTTCAGGCGGGTGAATGTGCGCTTCAGCGTAGACTCAGACCAGAACGGGAACTGCTCCAGCCACTGCTCGTTGGTGTTGTAAATCCAGCGCACGCCGTCACGCTCCAGTCCGGAGGTGGTTTCTTTAAGCCAGTAGTTCACCTGCTGCAACGCAATGGCCTCGTTCAGGCCAATGCTGTAGGCAAGGTCAGGGTTTATCACTATCGGCCGGGATGGCATCAACAGGCTCATGGTCGTCCTTTAACTCTGTAAATTTACGCTGGAATTGCTCAAGAGGGCTGAAGCACTCATGATCGTACCCTTCGCGAAGGTATATAACGCGTCGAGTCTCTGGCTCCCATCTGATGACGCGCACCGGGACGCCATAGTGATCTCTGAAACGCCGGTTAAGTTCTCGCATAGCGCTCTCCCCTTCCGACGCCAGACACCCACAATCGCCATAGCCCTGCTGTGGTTACATGGAACCCAGCGGCCTGATACCATGCGCTCATACCGAAACGACGAGGTTCCAACAACGGGAATACCACGGAGTTGCGGGAGACGGTTGTTTACCGTTAAACTGTTCATGCGTTAGTTTCTCCACTGATACGACACGCCAAGGGGCCCGGAGCTGCACACTCGCGGGCCTCACCCATTTCTGGGAGGCAATAAACACGGGAAATAAGGTTCAGGAACGTCATGAGAGTGACCCTGAACTGATATGCGATATCGTTAAGACTTTGCCACTCGCTCCGGTCAACGACTCCATCTTCAATGTAATGACGGTAAGCATTGACCAGCTCACCAAGTCTCCCCACCAGCTCGGCCAGTTTCAGGCCAATCTCTTCGTTTTCATCATCTGGCACGGCGCCGGGAACGTGAATACCGTTATCAGTTTCACGAGAGAACGCGTCAGCGATGTAACTTACGCCCGCAGCGCTCTGAAGCACCATTGCCCAGCCCATTGGGAAAATCTGGTCGCCACCAGCACGAAGGCGGTTAAAGAGTGAGTTCTGGGTTTCGTCCAGAATCTCCGCCGCTTCGGCGTACCCGCCAGGCAACGCGGCAATCGTCTTCCTGATTGCGGCCACCAGCCAGGCCGGCTGCTTCTGAACTTTCCATTCAGGTTCTTTACCCACGGTCTTCTCCTCTTTTCTGTGGTTTTTATCAAACCGCTGAATCTGTAGGCTTTTGGGGACGACTAATCGCCTTAATCAATTCCTTTGAGAATTTTCCCTCGGAGGCTAAAGCGATTTTTTCCGCATAGTTAGTCTCGCCAGTAAAATCTGTACGAGGCAGACATCCTTTTTTCATCCACTTATAGATGGAGCGAGCACTACATCCGCAAACAGAAGAGATGGTAATGACACCAATCTCCTTGATTGCTTCGGTAAGAGTTGGGAGTTTTTCCTTTTGCATATGAACCTCACTTTATGAACTTAAAGTACATATTATGACGGAACTGATAGTTCACGCAAGTACACCTATTATTGAACCCATGGTTCAGGAAGAAAGAGCGCGACAAGACTTCTCCAAAAGGCTAGCGCTGGCCTGTGAAAAAGCTGGTTTTCAGATGCATGGTCGGCAGGCAGAAATTGCCAAGAAAATGAAGCTAACACCCAAAGCTGTGAGCAAATGGTTTAACGGAGAAGCAATACCAAGGCGTGGAAAGTTGCAGGATCTTGCAGCTCTTCTTGGCACGTCTGCAACTTATCTGCTTGGTGATTCTTCTGAGGACGGAATTATCAAAAAACAAGCTAACATGAGCAGCGATGTTTACCGTGTAGATGTTCTGGATCTTAGTGTTAGTGCTGGTCCCGGTAGTTATATGCTTTCTGACTATGTTGAAGTGCTATATGCCATTGAATTTACAACAGAGCATGCTCAAACACTTTTCGGAAACAGGTCTCATAATGATGTAAAAGTTATGACCGTTAATGGCGATAGCATGGCTCCAACATTGGTGTCAGGGGATCGATTGTTTGTTGATGTATCTGTACGGCATTTTCAAACTGACGGCGTTTACTCTTTCGTCTTTGGTAAAACATTTCACGTAAAACGCCTACAGATGCAGGGTGACAAGTTGGCTGTTCTGTCTGATAACCCTGCTTATGAAAAGTGGTACATCAACGAAGATAATCAGGATCAACTCTATGTCATGGGTAAGGCGTTGATTCACGAGTCTATAAAATACAACAGACTGTAGTAGTTCACGCAGAGGGTCAGCCTAGCTAGTGCTTTCTGGGAAAACTTTGAAACAATCTGTCTATTGTTAGCATAGATTGCAACTAGATTTCAGTTGCACTATCTTTAACAGAGGATGTATTCTTCGTGGGAAGAAAGGAAAAGTTAAAGTTGAAGTTAGATAGGTTGCCCAAAAATTTCACTTGGGATGAACTTGTCGCGCTTATGAGCCAGTATGGCTTCAAGCTTTTGAACGCGAAACGTGGTTCAGGACGTAAATTTTACAGCCAAGCCCTTGATAAATTAGTTATTTTTCATGAACCACATCCTGAAAACACCCTCAAAAGATATGTCTTGGAAGAAGTTAAACTGCTGTTAGATGAGATTGATGATCATGAATAACCTGATGCAATACAAAGGGTACTATGGTAGCTCCAGCATTTCATTTGAAGACGGAGTTATGCATGGGAAGCTCGAATGCATAAATGATCTCGTCACATATGAAGGCGCTACCGTTGCGGAGCTTCGTGCTGCCTTTGAAGAGGCCGTTGACGACTATCTCGCAACTTGTGAAGAGATCGGGAAGTCGCCTGATAAGACAATGAGTGGTTCCTTCAATGTGCGTATAGGTGAATCGCTCCATAAGAAAGCATACTTAGCGGCCAAGTCAAAAAATATGACTTTAAATGATTATGTAAAACAGGCCGTAAGTGAGTCGGTAAATGGAAGAAAAGAGGTTCATTACCACTTTGAAAAGCCAAGGGATGTGAGGGAAGTCTCGTTCTTCTCCTCAAGACGCACTGAAGAAACCTATTGGGAAGTTTCAGTGGATAACGGAGTACAGCACTAATGCTTGATAAGATTCGCTTTAAAGGGTTCGATTTAGAGGGCTCTTCACTTTTTATCAACGAGGATGACAACTCTGAGGGCGGGAAATACAGCTTAAAATTTTCAGAGCACCGTGTGATTCCGCAGAATGATGAAGATGGAAATTGGGTATTTATTGAGGTCACCCCTTCAGTGATCGGCTTCCCACGTGACAAAACGAACATTGAAGACGGCGAAGATGTACTCTTCAAAGCAGAAGCTAACTTGACGTTAACTTTTGAATGCTACCTTGATGAAAATGTTACTGAAGATTTCTATAATGAAAACTCTTGGTTCTTTGAGAATTATGTTTACGTCTGTACAAAATTAGTATTTGAAAACATGTTTAAAGATACATTATTAGACACCATCAAGTTACCATGGTCTCCAAAACCTACTGATAATTAAGATATTACCCGGCCTAATCGCCGGGTTTTTAGGTTGATCTGATAGCGATAAATCCATAACCACCCCGCCAATAGCATGAACATCATGCTCACCCTTTCATCTCCCAAATCCATTAGTGCGCACCTTTTGGTGTTTTATTGATCATATAACCGGCATCAAAACAATTAAAATACTCTTAATTTCAATAAGTTACGTAGTAAAACACCAAATTTGTACTTTTGGTACTTTACAATATTGAACTATTGGTACATATTTAATCCATCGGTAGGTCAGTAGTACGGCATATGGCACATGTGCCGCAGCGGTCCGGGGATTCCTTGCAAGACAATATCCAGATCCAGCGGGTAGCCGGAATGTGCAAGCCAGGCAAGTACGACAGCCAGAGACGTTTCACCAGCGTGGCGATCAGGTGTGACACCTCGGAAGAGACGAGGAAAAAAGCCAACCACAATTAGTATCAGACGGATGCTTATCGTGATTGGTGGAATTACCACTTGAAGGAGTTAAGCATGTTCATTCAGGTTCGTGTTACTGACAACCCTTGCAACATCGGAAATGGATTTTGGCATATAGGTAAAGTTTTCGATGTTGTTGGTGAAACTAATTGCTTTTACATCATTGAAGGTGGTCGCAGGGTTAATAAGAAACACCTTTCAATAGCCGGCACAGCATGTGGAAATCACAGCGTGAAAGTAGAACTTATCACAGAGCAATCACGATAAAAGGCGTGATAACAGGCACATAACATGAAAGCGCATTCCTCTTTCACTGATGGGGATCGGTTTGTTACCTGGCGGAGTGCGCTTCCAGTTGTGGTGAATGACGGGGCTGACCGTCAAACGGTTGAGAAAAGATAAGCAGGCGAAACGTTCTAAGCGAGCATATGGACTGATCGAACGCGGATGGAACGGGCGGTTACGATATTGAAACACCGCGCCACTGAGCTGGAGTTCAGCACCAGCCACCACAAACGAATCACGTTAGGACCGTGGTAAACCCGTAGTAGCTGTACCAGATGCTGTGTGTAGTCTTGGCGGTGGCAGTGCTTTGTTTATTTTCCTTACTCGCCACCGCACTTTTTTTTACAACTGAAAGCGCGTTCGGCCAGTTCCTTGAGAGGCCTCAGTCGTTAAATCAACCTCAGGGGAACGCGCTCCCAATTGTGGAGAAGCTAACTGGCGGTGGCAGCCGCCCGTTTCACTAAGTGCCCTGGTTGGGTGCTTACTAAAACGAAAACCATTTATTTTTTGTCGCCACCCGGCGAGGGATTCGTGCAACCAAAATTCAGCGCTGTGCAGAGCGCTTATAACACGGAGAAACTATCCATGACGAACACACAGAACGTCACCGAGTTACAACCACGCATGACCAGAGAGCAGCTTATCGATGCAGCTCGTAAGGCAGCCCCTCTCCTCCCTGCCGCTTACGGCTGGATGGTTAACGAACTGGCTACACGCCTTGATGTTACCAGCGTCGCGCTCTGTGAAGCTTTGGCGCAGCGTAAGGAACTGGCCGAGCAGAACGCCACCCTGCGTGAGGATGTTGCCAGTTGGGCCAAAGAGTGCGACCGCATAGAAGAGCGCCACACCAAAACGCCTACCAACATGCACCTGCTGGAAGCTCAGCGAGAACTCCGTGAGCTGCCTCGTGTCGTCATTTCCCTGAATAATGAGGTCACTCTCTAATGGCTAACTCATTCAAGCAAATGACCAAGGCCGGTGTGATTAAGCGCACCGATACCGGGATGTTTATCGCTCTTTCAGATATACACGTTCGTGAAGGTTTCAACAAGCGTGAAGACGACGAGCGCACCCGCCAGGCAGATGATGACCTGTTTAACTACCTGATGAACGGCGGATCAGTTCCACCACTGGAAGTTATCGCGCGTGATGAAGGAGGCGTGTGGGTTGTTGAAGGTCACCGCCGTCGTCGCTGCTATGCGCGCTGTGCTGAAGCTGGAAAGCCAGTAGACCGCATCCACATCATGCCTTTTAACGGTAACGATGTGCAGCGCCTGGCGCGCATCATGACCAGTAACAACCAGTTGCCGCTCTCCGATATGGAACAGGCTGCAGTTATTCAGGAGCTGCATAACGCTTTCAACCAGACCACCAGCGAAATAGCAAAACTAGTCAACAAGTCTGTTCCTACTGTCGAAAAGCTACTGCTTCTTAGCACAGCAAACCACGACGTTCAGAAAGAAGTTAAATCCGGGACCGTGTCCTTAGATGTGGCTGTTGACCGCGTAAAAGAGTTCGGCGAAAAGGCCGGTGAGGTTCTTCAGAAGGATAAAGCTTCAGCTGCCGCAAAGGGTAAGAAGAAAGTTACCCGCAGCGTGATAGCGCCGGAAATTAGCGTGAAGAAAGCGCGGCGTCTTGTAGAACTGATCAGCCTGGCGGGTATAAGCGACACAGGTGTTATCTCTCTTGAAGGATTGGTCCATGCAGAAGTCGTGGAAATTATCGACGAGCACAAAGCTATCGCCGCGCAGCGTCATGGAGAAAAATCATGATTACTGGAACCTCAAATTACGATGAAGTTCCGGTAGTTCCCTGCAAAATCTGTGGTGGTTACTACAAGGCTGATGAGCCTGAAATGCACGTCTGCGAGGAGGCCGCCCAATGAGCAACATCGACAAACGCGCATTACGTGAAGCTGCGGAGAAGGCTACGCCGGGCAATTGGTGGATTGATAGTCATGGGCAGGCCATGGTGTCGTTTATCGAAAACGACGTGCTGGAGGTGTTTGCCACCGATAACAAGCGCGCCGCCGTTCGGCATGAGGATACCGGCAATCTCTCTCGGTGGCGAAACGATAACGACGCCACATTCATCGCAACGGCAGACCCCGCAACCGTGCTGGCGCTGCTGGATGAGCTGGAAGCCAAAGACAAGCAGATTGCAGATTTGAAGGAAGCGTTCAGCATTGCCTTGTCTGCTGCTGGCATCGATGTCCCCGCCGCAGCCGGTAAAGGAGAGTGATATGGCTCGTTTTATCGCAGTTATTCACGGGTGGTTTGTCGACAGCAAGGGCTTTGACGTGCATGAACTGAGCGCAACGGACAAGGAATCAGCCTACGGCGAAGCGGTATTGTTGAAGCATAAGCGAGAAAGCACCTTCGACAAATGCGCCTGCATCGTAGTTGAGATTGCCGACCACGAAAGATTGCCACGCAAGTTAACGCTCCGCGAGCGCCTGACAGGGAGAACTAACCAATGAGCACTATTACCAAAGAACGCCTGGAACAATTAGCAAATTTCCGTGGCGCACCAGTCACGCGGCAGGAAGAGCAGGAGCTGGCGCGTATCGCGCTGGCATCGCTCGAAGCGGAGCCTGTGGCTGAGGTATGCGAGGGATTTACCCTGAGATATATCGGTCACGGACCTGCGCCCAAGTCCGGTGTGCATATCGGAGACATGCTATTCACCGCCCCGCCAGCGCCGGTATCTGATTCGCTTCTGTCGGAGCTTTTAGGCATTGCGAAGAGGGCCGCAGATGAAGCAGACGAATTCGCACACGCGGAGTTTAGTGACGACTCCATGGAGCATTCAGCCGCAATAGCCGACTGGGAGCGACGCGCCGCCATGCTTCATGGTGCCGAACCTGTAACGACGGCTTACAAGTTGCAAGATGGTTGGGTGGCTTGCAGTGAGCGGATGCCTGAGGATAATGCAGAACAAGAGGTTCTCGCATGCTTTAAGGGGGGTGACATATCGACTCTGTATTATTTCGAGGGTCGATGGGATGACGCCTACGGAATCGTGCCGATTCGCCAGGATGTAACCCACTGGATGCCACTGCCAGCAGCACCGCAGCAGGAGGCTAAGCCGTGATTACATCAACCACTGCCACTGTATGGCATTCATCGGTTAAGGGTCGCCGTTATTTATCCAGACGCGCAGCCATAGAGGCCGAAATACGGGCAATAATTTACAGGCTTTACCCGCCTGAAAGGCCCGAATTCGACAACGTTGGCATGACATATCCTGGCTACGACATTAAGCATGATGACCCCGAGCGTTACGAAAAGCTTCATCGCCGCATCAAGCGGCTCATTGAGCGAAGCGTGGAGGCCAGAAATGCCTAACCCATTCGACGCAGTAATGTTCGTTCTGCTGGTCATCGGCGCACTTCAGCAAATTGGGTGGCTACCATGGTGAGCAAACTCAAACAGCGGCGCCTGCGCCGCCTTAAAGCTGACGTGGCCTGGTGGCGTGAAGAGGCAGAGGATTGCCGCTCCCGCCTGCTGGAACTGGCCTGGGAAATCGACAGGCTCAAGAAGCTAGTTATCCGAGTGCCGATGCCGGTTCTCATGCCAAAGGAAATGGTCCACCAGCTTTATTACACCGAAACAAAAAGATGTCGTACCTGTAATGATGGGCTCCGTGGTGGTTGCTCATCATGCATTTTCTATAAGAGATAGCCGGGTGCAGCCGGTTAAGTGGAGAGCTATACGATGAGCGGACAAAGCCAACGTTTTCTTACCCCTGATGACCTCTATCAGCTTACTGGTTATCGTCGCCCTTCCCTTCAGTGCCGCGCGCTGAAAGAAAGCGGTGTATTTTTCGTGCCACGAAAAGACGGCAGACCTGGAACTACATGGGATCATGTAACTAACCCTGCTGGCCTGAAGTTGGTAGTGAACAATCCAGAGGAAGAAGAACCAAACTTTAAGGACATGTAATGCCAAGAATCCGCAAAAACCCAGAAGATAACTGGATGCCGCCCCGCGTTCGTCGGGGCAAATCAGCTTATGAGTTCAGAACTCCAGACGGGAGAACGGTGAGATTGTGCAACCATGATCTCACAAAGTCTCAGGTCTGGGCTGCCTATGAAAACTTCATCAACGATATCAAAGTCGGCTCAAATTTCCATGCACTCTGTGAAGAGTTTTTTAACTCCGGTGACTTTCATGAGTTAGCAACAGAAACAAGAAAGGACTACCGAAAATATGGTTCAAAGGTAAATATCGTTTTCGGGAAGATGAAGCCAGACAATATCAAGCCTGAGCATATCAGGAAGTATATGGATAAAAGAGGTGTTAAAAGCAGAGTCCAGGCGAACCGAGAGAAAGCGTTTATATCGAGGGTGTTCAGGTGGGCATATGAGCGCGGAAAAGTGAAGATGAATCCTTGCCAGGGTGTGAAGCAATTTAAGGAACAGGCGCGCACCCGCTATGTTACGGACAAAGAATATGATGCACTATTCAGCGTTTCTACGGTGCCGGTTAAAATCGCTATGGAGTTAGCTTATTTATGCTGCGCACGTCAGGGTGACATTCTTGACCTTAAGAAAAGTCAGATCCTTGATGAAGGAATTCTAATTCAGCAAAGTAAAACAGCAATTAGCCAAATAAAGGCCTGGACAGAACGACTGTCAAAAGCGATTAACATGGCAGATAAACTTCCATTAAACAGCGGTATGGTTAGCCTTTATGTAATTCATCAGCAATCAGGATCTCGTTATACGCGTGATGCGTTCAATGCTCAATGGATGAAGGCAAAAAAGGCTGCTGCTGAAAAATTTCCTGAGCTTGAATTCAACTTCACGTTCCATGATCTGAAAGCTAAAGGGATATCTGATCTGGAAGGAACCCTGCATGAGAAACAGGAAATATCAGGCCACAAAAATGCTTCACAGACTGCAAGATATAACCGCAAAATATCTGTAGTGCCGGTGGTTGGGGGGCAGTAA